AACCCAAGGAGTATTACCATTAATCGAATCACAAGAAGACAAACCACCGGATCCACCAGAGGGGCAACCAATGGAAGTGGAGGCAGGACCTCAAGTCTAAAATCATTGACTGATAGACATATGGCTGTGCCTATGTATTGCTTATCAAACGGAAACGTCTTGGAAGAGACAAGCTTCAGCGAAGCTAATTTTCTACTATATGATATATTGAACGGGGTTAATCTTGATGGTATTATACACATACACATTAGAGGTAGGGCTGTGCCAGTTTTAGCTTATTATTTACCAGACCATGATTTTACTGTGTTGTACATACATAATACTCTACCGTTAAAGCACATGCCTAAAAGTGTGTTACTTCGATTGTCTAGGCTACAGTACGGCCCTGATCTTTTTCCTTATGGACTCATAGATGATGTGGATGTTTTAAGACATGCTTTTTATATTACCCGGAGTAGTATAAAACAGTACAAGGGTGCTTTAGAAAATTACCCTATAATACATTCATGGATAACAGGTGTTAGTGATCCTCCTATCACTAAAATATCTTCCCTACATCTACGACATCTAACTATCAAAGAGCTCAGGAAGCTTGGAGTCAGCTGGTTTGACCAAAGAGCAAGGTTCTTATATCCATGTTTAGAACATTTAGCTACATTGGGGATGCATGAGTCAATGTTCATAGGCCTCATAATTTGGGCGAAGTCAATTCCCGATATTGCCTGGCAGTATATATCTTGTTCTGGAATTTGGCAATGGAAATTTGATAGTCTTGACGACTTTATTAAAAAAATTAAAAATAAATTCACTCTCCGACTTAAAGCTTTACAGAACTTAGTCCCACTAGATCTCAAGCCTTTCTTTGAAATGGAAGTGTTAGCTAATCGAGGACTTGGGGGTGTAGACTGGCATAGTGAGAAAGAAAATAGGACGAAACCAAACTTAGCAAACTTTGACGCTAAGGCCATCTTTCAAGAAGCTGGCAGTTTGTTCACACGCATTAAGAATCTGGGTGGTCAAGTAGATAATCTAAAGTGGTCATCGTATATTAACAAGCGATGGCAGTGGGCACCCACCGGCGCGTATCACTCTCAATATGAAGAAGATTTACAATACGTGGCTAAAGATAGTTTAAATAGACACAAGTTTTTTAGCCTCAACGCGATGCCCAAACCAAAGTTAGACGACTTACTACTGCGACCACCAGAAATCAGAGCTTGGCCCTCGGTTAAATGTGAGTGGACTAAGATGCGCGCTATCTACGGAGTAGATGCAACCAACTTCATATTAACTGGATTCGTATTCGGTGATTGTGAGCGCGTATTATCACAATTGTTTCCAATAGGGCCTGGAGCCGAAGAAAACAACGTTAGGACTACAGTCCGTGAAATAATGCGTAATGGTATACCTTACTGTTTTGATTTCGAGGATTTTAATTCTCAACATTCTGTAGATAGCATGCGAGAGGTCTTGAAAGCCTACTTTGCTGTATTTGGGAAAAAGATGTCAACTGAACAACGGAAGGTATTTCCGTGGATACTACATTCATTAGATTCATGTTATATTAAAGAACAAGGACAAGACCAATTTTACAAGACGACTGGTACGTTGCTGTCAGGCTGGCGACTGACAACTTTTATGAACACGGTACTCAACTACATATATATACGCTTGTTAACTAAAGGCAGGGACTTAGTAGCAACTCATAATGGTGACGATGTTTTGGCAGCTGTTGACAGCTTACAACAAGTACAAGCACTGGTAGCAGGTGCGGAATCGCATAATGTCAGGTTTCAGATGTCTAAATGCTTTTTAGGTTCGATTGCAGAGTTCTTACGCGTTGATCATTATGATGGAGGTAGCGGACAGTATTTAAGCAGAGCTATAGCTACATTAGTACATGGCCCAACAGAGATGGCAGTACCTAACAAGGTCTTACCATTGCAACAGGCTATTGTAACACGTATAACCGAGGCGCAGCAGCGGGGTATGTTAAACAGTGTAGCGGCCGATATCAAAAAAGTTCAATACGAATACTTATGCTATAAGTGGAATATCAGCCTAGAAGATCTTGATATTATAGAAAGAACCCATGTGTCTATGGGAGGCTTATCTCTAGATATCACAACCGAGAGCTTGCAGCATGAGATCAAACAAAAGGAGTACTCAAGACGCGACATTTCTGAAAAACAGAAGCAAGATCTAGAAACACCTATGCCAGGAGCATGGGACTATGCTACACAGGTCTGTAAAGTAGTTGTAGATGCAGTGTACAAACACAAAATATATAAGAAAGCGGTAGAAGCAATACATAGCTTGTCTATTAGTAGAACATTCGGGGTAGAAATAACGAAAGTTAAGCCCGATGTACTCAATAGATTGAAAGCAAGTCTGTATGGTTTATATCGTAGTGACATACCTCACACTAAGTTAATGATGGCAAAAGCATTTGGTATCCCTATACATGCTATAGGTGAGACTAATTTTAAGCTATTGGACATACTTAAGCATGAGGTAGACGTAATCAGGGCTCTAGAAATATTACTATAGAGTTCTGATTATAATGAAGACTGTCACAAGTCTGGC